AATTAACCAATGGAATATCAAATAATGTTATACAGTATACAAATGATGCTGGGCAAGTCATTACAACTACTAGTAGATCTACCAGAGAGGTATTAAAAGAGCAGTTGGCAGAATCGAAGGCTCGCCGAGACACTCTATCAAAGGTAGAATCTAAATTAAATGATTCGATAGCCAATATTGATATGTTAATATTGGAGTTACAAACCAATTCTGAGTTATCAGCAGAAATAGGACCACTAAAGTATGTTGCTAAAATAACGGGTCGGGATACTGATACTGTAATCAATTGGTTTATATTATTATTAATATTCGTATTCGATCCATTGGCTGTAATGTTATTGATTGGGGCTAATAAAGCTCTAGAAAATAACAATACAATTGATAAAGAAGAACCGGTTATAAAGGATGATGAGACTTATACGGAAGAACATCAAACCGAAGATAATGTATCAGAACATAATACTGATAATAATGAAAAACGTAAAATTTTAAGATCAGAATAATGAAAAAATCAAAAAATAAAACATTGCCGTGTAAGTACTGTAAAACTCCGGTTGAAAAATCATATGAGACAACCGTTTCTATTACATGTTGGAGATGTGCATCTAGATTAGCAGATGGAGAAAAATTGGAAATTTCCAAATAATTATCTATTTTATAAATAAAAATATATGTTAGAAGCAAATGAAATTAAAGAGAACTGGGAACAGTTCAGAAGATTAGTCAATAAATTATTTCCAGATCGAGCAGAGCAATTAAATGTAATGTATGATGAGTTAGAAAGTCGAATTGCATTAATGCCGGCTTCTAGTATGGCTCATTTCCACAACGCATTTGCAGGCGGCTATATTGATCACGTTTTACGAGTAATGCAATGTACCAACCGAGTATATGAATCTTGGAAAGAGGCTGGTGCTGATATGTCTGGTTATACTCATACCGAATTAATGTTTGCTGCAATGCATCATGATCTAGGCAAAGTAGGTTTTCCAGGTGATGGTAATGAAGTTTATCAAGTAGAAACTTCGGATTGGCATCGTAAGAACATGGGTCGTTTATATAAACAAAATGAAAATATTCCATTTGCAATGGTTCCAGATCTATCGTTATGGTTATTACATAACTATGGTGTAAAAATGACATGGAATGAATTTCAGGCAATTAAAATTCACGATGGTATGTATGATGATGGTAATAAACCATATTTTGTTGCTCGATCTGCTAAAGCTAAATTAAAAACAAATTTACCATATGTATTACACCATGGAGATCATATGGCTGCACAAATTGAATACGAGCGATGGAGAAACTACCAAAACAATACACCGGTACCAGTTTCACCTAAAAGCAAAGTTACTAAAAGTAATGGGTTAAAAAATTTAGCAGAAACTAATCCAGAGATTGCTACTTCGATTTCTGATATCTTTAAGGACTTTAATAAAGAAGAAAATTAAATTATGGTAGGATTAACAATAATAATATTAATTATATTAACGTCAGTTTCATTTTATTTTGCATATAGAGCTTATATATTAGCTGGTTTATTAGCAGATTTAGAAGAATATTATAATGAACTAGTTGATCAAAATACATATATGTATAGTAGAATAGAAGAAGCACATGAAAATCTAAAACGAATTGATAGATTAGGTGCATTTGATAGCGATGATGAAGCTGGGACAACATTTGAATTATTAAACGAAGTAACTAAAAATTTATACGATTTATATAATGGGGAGAAAGAAGAAAGCAAGTAATAGATATTGGACTAAAATTACAGAGTGTGCTATACAGGCATATAATCAATATGAAGATAATCCAGTTAAGCGAGAAAAAATTTACCGACGATTCCTGTTTCCACCGTTATTAAAATTAGCAGAAAACAGAATCAATCAAATGAAACCAGATTATATTGATAAGTCATTTGTAGATTTACAAACAGATTTAGTTACATATTTAACCGAACGTTTATATCGAATTAAACCAGGTAAAGGACGTGGGTTTTCATACTTTACGCGTACCTCGTGGAATTATTTAATTGCTGAAAATGATAAAGCATATCGTATGCTAAAACGAAAAGCAGATGAATATGACTTAGACGAAGATCGTAATATAATGGCTGAACGTCATAACTCTGCAGTACAGGAGTATATTAAATATTTTATGGATGAATATATCAATTATTGTTATAATAATTTAAATTATATATTCTCAAATTCTACCGATATACATGTAGCAGATTGTATTTTACATTTTTTTGAAAATCGTATTAATATTGAAGAATACAATAAAAAAGCATTGTATATATTAATTCGTGAACGTGCTGGACTAGATCCAAGTAAAACTAATAATTTAACGCGCGTGATGAAAGTATTAAGAAGTATATACGAAGAAAAATTTAATGAATACAAAGAAACACAATTCATGAAATTACCTTTTTAATATTTATTAATAAAGGTTTGTTATGGATAAAGATGATCACGTATTTAAAACTACGACATTTTCAGATGTCATGTCTGATGTCTATCACAATTCAAAAAAGAAAGATAGGCAAATATCTAAACTTATCGAACAGTTACAACCATTAATCCGCAAAGCATCTGATGCGATGGTGATTGTACCGTTAATTAAAGAATACTTGGATATATCAGTAAAAAATGATGACCATTTAATTAAATTAGCGGCGATTATTCAACGTTATATCTCAACGAAACAGACTCTAGAAGGAAGTGATGGATTATTTAGCGATGATGAAAAAGAGCAATTATTAGAAATTGCAAAAAAATCATATGTTGAAGAATCTGAAGAAGTACTTGCTGATATTCAGAATGAAGAGGAAAAAATTCGAGAAAAGATTGAAGAAGCTAAAGATAAGTTAAAAGATAATGAAAACGGACGTTAAGTTAGCAGAAGTAGTAGACATCAATACTGATACAAATGTTATAGTTGTTAGAACTATTTCAGATAGCATTCCACGTACATATGATTCAGTACGACCTTTAGATTTAAATTCGCTTAAAGTTCCAGTAGTAGGAGAACATGTTACTATAATTAAAGGACTACGACAAGAATCAAATTTAAGTGTACGTAGATATGATTGGTATTATGTAACAACATATTCTATTCAATCAAACATAAATAATAATCTACTCCCGGGCGTAACAGCTGTTGCAAATTTACCAGTAACATTTAATGATACTCAGGTCGATAGTTTGCAACTATATCGTGGAGATATTGCATATCAGGGCAGATGGGGTAATACAATTCGATTAGGAAGTAGCGTCAGTGAATCTACATATTCATTTCGGCAAAATTGGACTAGTAAACAACAAAATAGTCCTATAATAATTATATCAAATAATACTGCTAATACTAAGGTAGAATCAGTTGATTCCGCAAATTCTTGTATTTGGTTAACTAGTGATCAGCAAGTTAATAATTTTACTACTAATTATAAAATTCAAAGAACAGATTCATTTGACTCACAATTAATTGGATCTGCGGATCGCATTATACTAAAGGCAAAAACAGACGTAATTGCATTAGATAGCAATGTGGCTATTGAAATAAATGCACCGAGAATTGAATTTGGTATTAATAGTGACAAAGAACCAACATTACATAGCACGGCTATACTTAAAGCACTGAATGATATTATTGGTATATTAAAAGCCGGTACTGTTGCTGGCGGTCCTTTAATTTTAGCAAATAAATTATTAGCTGTGGAACGAACATTAGAACAAGCTGCTAATTTAAGTATATGGCAAGATAAATACAAACAACAGGAACTATAATATATGGCCGTAATACCAGCACCACCGTATAACATAATACCAGATTTATTAACTTCAGCGAAAGGAACGATAACATCGTTACTAAATGATACAATTGCTGATGTTAAGCAAAAAGCTACTGATGTAGAATACTTGATATTTCTACTACCGCCGATTACTCAAATTACATGTGATGATCCAAATATTAAAAAATTAAAAGCTTTAATATCAAAATTAGAAATATCAATTCAAAATTTAGAAGGTGTTCTTAATGGAATACCACAAATTGCAACGTTCTTACAAATAACTACAACAGCTACGTTGAACGTAATACCTGTAGTACTTGGACTACCCAGTCCACCAACGTTTCCAGCTGTAGGAGCACAAACGATAGAACAGTTAGCATCAATTTTAGAAAAAACTCGAGATATTGCCGGAGTTATAAATTTACAATTATCTGGATTGGATCCTGTGATTAAAACAATAGTTAAGAGTATATCATTATCAAATCAGTTATTATTAAAAATTTGCGGTACCGAAGCAGTGAATTTAAATGATTTAATTGGAAATATTAATTCTATAGGTAATACTAATGATTTTATAAACATTACAATACAAGAATCAGTTACTAATGCAGATATAAATCGCAGATTTCCTAGTGATTTTTATAAAGATGTAAATGTTCCAGACGAAACCATTAATGAACGAATTCAAACAATTCGCGAAATATTACTACGAGGCTCTAGCGTGTTATCTGATTTACGTGAATCTCCATCTAAAATATTATCTGGTGATGGAGCTCCTGTTAATGGTATAGGTAAATCTGGCGATTATTATACAGATGTTACTACTAATACTGTATATGGGCCTAAACCAACTGATAATTCTTGGTCGTAAATTACAATTGTAAATATTTATTAATAAAATAAAAACATTATGGAACAGTCAACAAAGTTTTTAAAAATTTTAAAACGAGTAGTAAGAGAAGAACTTCGAAATGTAATTAAAGAAGAACTTTCGGAGATACTACAAGAAGGGTTACAGTCTACAATTAATGAACTTAATACTACAAAAATTAATGAGTCTACATCGTATATTGAAAAGCCAGTAGGTAACCGTAAACGGTCTAATAAAAATAAAGTAGAATTTAATAAAAATAAATTTTCTAATATTTTAAATGGTACTGAGTCTTTAAAAGAAGCATCGCCGGTAGCTATGAATTCATCATATGGAGAGTTAATGAATGAAAACATAACAATGACTTCCGCAGATGCAATGAATTTTGGAGCTCAGCGAAACATGAAACGAGGTATGCCAATGCATCCAAGTATGGCAGCACCAGCAGTAATTCAAGATCCAGAAACTGGAAAAAATATGTCGGTAGATCCAGCTGTTGCAAATGCAATGACTCGAGATTATAGTGCATTAATGAAAGCGATAGACAAGAAAAAGAATAGATAAACAGATGGCATATCAGATAATAAATAGCAATACTGTTAATACCCCAACGGCTACCAGAGATCGCGTATTGGGTATTAGTTTAAATTTTAACGGTCCGGGTATATTCGAGCCTATTTATTTATCTGATACACAGGCGTTAGAAAATTTAAAAAATTTATTGTTAACGACTCCCGGGGAACGTATTGAAAATGTTACATTTGGATGCAATTTAATGAATGTCATTTTTGAACCAAATACAGATGATCTTAAAGAAAATATATCAGAAATAATAAGTGGGGCTGTATCTTTTTGGTTACCATATATTAGTTTAACTGGCATTGATATAAAATCAATCGTTGATGATCCAACACTAGAAAATATTGTAGAAATTTCTATAACATTTCAAGTAACCGGCACGATTGAAGAACAAACACTTAGTATACAATTAACAGAAAATGGCGTAGTTAATATTGGATAACAATGAATAATACAAAAGATATATCATATTTAGGAAAAGATTTTAATAGATTCAAACAGAATCTAGTTGATTTTGTTAAACAATATTTTCCAAATGATTATACAGATTTTAATGAATCATCTCCGGGAATGATATTTCTGGAAATGGCTTCTTATGTAGGGGATGTTCTGTCATATTACACTGATTCAAATTTAAAAGAATCGTTATTAACACAAGCACAGGAACGAACTAATATTACTGATATATCTAGAATGCTAGGTTATAATGTAAAAAGTGCAACGGCTGCTCATGTAGATTTAGATGTATATCAATTAGTACCATCTATCGGAAGTGGCGATTTAGTTCGGCCAGATTATACGTATGCGTTAACAATTAATTCCGGATTGCGCGTGGCTACACAAAATACAAATATAGAATTTAGAACATTAGATACTGTAGATTTTGCGTTTTCATCGTCATATGATACTACTGAAGTTACTGTGTATGAAAGTGATGATGCAACTAAGCAACCAACATATTATTTATTAAAGAAAAAAGTAAGAGCTGTTTCTGGAGCAGTAAAAACTGCTACATATACTTTTGGTTCGCCGGTACCATATGATAAAATTGTGTTACCTGATACTGGTATTATAGAAATAATAAGCATTGAAGAATCAGATGGAGATAATTGGTATAACGTACCATATTTAGCACAGGATACTATATTTGAAGAAGTTCCTAATTTAGCAGAGAATGATCCAGATTTAGCACAATATCGATCATCGGTAGGTAGTTTATTAAAATTAAGAAAAACTGCAAAACGTTTTGTAACTAAATTGAGATCTGATAATAGAACCGAAATTCAATTTGGTGCTGGTATATCTGATAATAATGATGAAGAAATCATTCCAAACCCAACTAATGTAGGGAATGGATTAGCAGGATTTCGTAAACCAATTGATGTAGATATCGATCCATCGAACTTTTTATATACAAGAGCATATGGACAAGCCCCAGCAAATACCACATTAACTGTTACATACACAATAGGAAATGGAATTTCGGATAACGTTCCAGCAAATGTATTAACTAACATACAATTTATTGAATTTACTGATGATGTAAATTCTAGCCAGGCTGCGTCTGTTTTAAATTTTGTTAAAAAAACAGTGTCTGTTAATAATCCAATTCCAGCAATTGGTGCTAAAACTATTGATACTATACAAGATATAAAAAATAATGCAGTTGGTAATTTTGCCACACAAAACAGATCTGTTACTGCAAATGATTATATTATACGATCATATTCAATGCCGGCAAGATTCGGCAGTATATCAAAAGCGTATATTGTACCCGATGATCAATTATCACAAAAACAATTAATTGAAACAAGAATAAATAATCCGATGGCAATGAACATGTATGTTTTAGGATATAATTCTTCGAAACAATTAACTGCATTAAATACAGCAATAAAAGAAAACTTAAAATCATATCTAGATTATTATAGAATTTTAACAGACGCAATTAATATTAAAGATGCATTTATTATTAATATAAGTATAGACTTTGAAATAACTACTAAATCGAATTATAATAGTAATGATGTATTAATTAGATGTTTAAACAATGTTAGAGAATTCTTTAATATTGATCGATGGCAAATCAATCAACCAATAATTAAATCAGAAGTTGTTAATATCATTGCAAATACCGATGGAGTACAAAGTGTAGTTAAAGTTGTCATGAATAATAAAGTAGATACTGATTTAGGATATTCTGGTAATTCATATGACTTAAGTTCAGCTACTAAGTCTGGAGTTATATATCCATCATTGGATCCTAGTATATTCGAAGTTAGATTTCCAAATTCAGACATACGCGGTAGAGTAGTAAATTACTAGTATTATATTTATATATAAAAGGAAATCATGGGTGTATTATCTGATAATAGAGCACAGATAACAGCTGGCGGACTTATTTCAGCAAGTTTTGTTTCAGATTTATATGATGTTTTAACAGGAAACACGGTTGAAAACTTAAGTTTATCTGGCTCTGTTAATATAACTGGTAGTTTGTTTGGGTCATTAACTGGTTCGGCTACTACCGCTTCATATGTATTAAATGCAGTATCTGCTTCATATTCAATATCTTCGTCAGTATCTACAACATCATCATTTGCTGTAACGTCTTCTTATTCTACAACTGCTGTAACAGCTTCATTTGTTAGTTCAACATTAACATTTAAAACTGGATCGTTGCCTTCTGTAATTAACGGAGCATTAGCAGTTTCATCAAGTGGAGACTTATATTTTGGTAGTGGTAGTGCTTGGCATAAAGTATCATTAGTATAAAAAAGGATATAGAAATGTTTAGAATATTTTACGCAGAAAAAGATGCTACGATGTATGAATCTGTTCCTACTACTAATACGGGTATAGATGAAGTATTAGAAATAGGAAAACGATTGAGCACTGATGGATCGACTTTACAAAAATCCAGATCTGTTGTAAAGTTTGATATGTCTGAAATTACAGACACTTTATCTAAATATAATGTTGATATTAATAATTGTAAATTTGTATTACAGTTATTTACTACACACGCAAAAAATTTACCAGCAGAATATACGATTGATGCAAAAGTAGTTGGACAAACATGGATTAATGGAACTGGGTTCGAATCTTCTAGTCCTATAAAAACAGATGGTATAACATGGAATTATCCAGTAAGTGGATCATCGTGGATATCTAGTTCACAAGAAATCAGAATAAATAGTTCGAGTCTATATGTGTCTGGATCAGGTACTGGTGGATCTTGGTTATATCAAAGTGGATCAGGAATATTTGACGAATCCTTGTTTAATTCATCGTATTTTTATCAACCAGGATTAGATGAAACAGAGTCATTTACGTATAGACCAACAGATATTAATATGGATGTGTCTGGAGCAATACGTTTATGGGTATCTGGTTCTGGCGGTAAAACTATTGAAAATAATGGGTTTATTTTAAAATTTTCTGATGCAGATGAGACGGATAATACCAAACAAGGATATATTAGATTTTTTAGCAGAGATACACATACCATATATGTTCCAAAATTAACAATGTATTGGGATGATTCTGTATATGATTCTACATTAACACAAATTGATTTAGATTCATATACAATGTACACAAAATTAAAAGGAGAATACCGAGACACTGATATTGTTAAGGTTCGTTTATACGGCCGAGACAGATATCCTAGAAAATCTCCTACTAATTTATTTCCATTACAGACAGTTAAACGTTTACCGGAAACTACTTATTATTCTGTTAGAGATGCGGCTACTGACGAAATCATAATTCCATATGATAATATTTATAATAAAGTTAGTTGTGATTCTACGAGCAACTTTATTTATCTAGACATGAATGGATTTATGCCGGAACGGTATTATCGTTTAGAGTTTAAAATTGTAGATGGATTTACCGAACAACGCATTGATGATGAATATTATTTTAAAGTAGTTAGATAATGGCAAATTTCAGTCTATATACCGAATTCGGATTAACAGTACAATCAAATAACCCAGATATAATTAAACGAGATAATAACGGAAATGTTATAATTTATTCTGGAAATGATGACAATCAAAAACTGCTTATTGAAACGGTAAAAGAACGGTATACTAATCGAAGTGTTATAGATACAATTGATACGCAATTTCGTTATTTTACATTTCCAGTTGCTGATGTCGGCGTTGATGTTACTACTGCAATTCCTTTGCCGGAGATTCCAGATATTTCTAGTATATTACCAGATACAGAAACTGGCGATCCTCCACCTGTTACATTTGATCGATATAACGACATAGTTCCGACAGACTTGATACGCCGTAATATACAAACATTGTTCGACCGAGACCCAGCAGTATTAAAAACTAACAACGTAAAAACCTTATTTAACAATTTCAATCAGGCTTTAGGAAAAGCAGAGGACGAATTACCGGGAGTACGAGATGCTTGGATATTCTGGTTTAAGAAAGTATCTTCTGGTAACCGTACGGATGATTTGACTTATGTATTAGATGCAACAATTGACAATTTAGTTGCTGGTGGCGGTGGAGTTATAGAATAATATATGTTAACACAGTATAAAAATATAGACCAAATACGAAATTCAACTTCTGCGATATTAGCAGAACGGTATCCTAGTATTAACAAAAATTTATTTAAATCTACAGGTTATACCTTTGATCCCGATATCGCAACGGCTGGAGCGGGTAGTCAAATTGAATTGCACGTATATGCATCTGATAATTGGCTGACAGGAAATCATTCTGTAAATGCAATTAAATCAATTCCTGTATATTATAATACTGAAACTGGAAATGAGTATTCATTTGGATCTACTCCATTAATTATCGATGTTGCACAACAATTACAAGATTTAGAAATACAAACTGGTAATTATACTTTTGTTGTAAACTTCTTTAAAAATTTAATTGGTAGCTACGAAGAACAATATCTTAAGATACAAGAAATATCTCCAGATCGTACGGAGATAAAATTAAGAATAATCGATGGTGAAAATCAAAATGCATTACGACAAGTATCTGAGTTTGGTAATATAAATCAAACAGCTGTTAATCCTCCTACATTACCGGGTCGGATTGCCAATGCAGATAATAATGGCGATGCTGTTTCTCGAGTACGATTAACAGATGTAATTCCTGATATTACTAATAAAACATATTTACTAAATTTTAGCAGAAACCAAACCGCATTATTTGTTAATAGCGTCGTAGTTGGCGAATACGTTTATATAAAGCTATTAGATCCGTTAGATAATATAATTGAACCAAATTTTAAATGCTGGGTTGTAGAAGAACGTAAATCGCCATATATCGATCATATATCAATCATTCCACCGGTATATGAAAAGACATTCAATGTTTTATCTGGCCCAAATTTTGATGCAATTGGAGAAGATGAAAGCTCAACCGAAACTGGATTTAAAACATGGACTGACTTAATTGGTTCATCTGTATCTACTTCTCAGCAAATTATCGATTCATATTTTTCTGGAAGTTTATCTGGAATTAAATTAAATATAGATTATACAGATTTTAATAATTTTGTATTTTATAGTTCAGCTGAAGAACGAGTTAAAAACTTTAAATATAAATTGGAATTATTAGAATATTATACTTCGCAATCAGCTGTTGTTGCTGGAATAAGTGGAAGTGTAGCTACTACAAATGCAGCAGATATTACAAACTTGCAAACAGCTGTTGTAAGTGGATTTGATAATTTTGAAAAGTTTTTATATTATGAGTCATCATCAGTATTGTATAGTAATCCACATCCGCATGAAGCTCCGATTGTAGCAGAAGTGACAGGTAGTTATATAACGCCAGTACCAAAAACAAATTCAACTAGACCGTATTCAATAGCTGCTATTTCATCTAGTGCGTTTAATACTTGGTATACTTCGTTGTTAGGTAATGCCGAATCGTATGATTCATATAACTTAAACATGCTCAATAAAACAATTCCAATGCATATTCGATACAATGAATCGAATCAAAATATGCGATTGTTTACGGATATGTTAGGACAACATTATGATATAATATGGACTTATGTTAGTAATATACAACGTTTATATAAACATGAAGAAAATCCTAAATTAGGTGTTCCGAATGAATTATTATATGATGTTGCTAAACAATTTGGGTGGAATCTTGTTAATGGAAAACAAGATAAAAACTTATGGGAATATTTGTTTGGTACTGACGAATCTGGTATTCCTATTACTGGATCAAATTCGGTAACTGGTGATTCTTTATCGGCAAAAGATATTACATATACAACATGGCGCAGAATTGTTAATAATTTACCAGGATTATTAAAATCTAAAGGTACTGCTCGTAGTGTCAAGGCTTTATTATCTTGTTATGGTATTCCAGAATCATTAATTACGATTAAAGAATATGGTGGTCCTAGAATTAATCGTGCGCCATTATATAAAAAATTAAATTTTGATTATTCATTAGATTTAATTGCTAATACTGCTGGGACAGTTACTGTAGATTATACACAACCGATCCAATCCGTAGAACTTAGGTTCCGCACAGATAATGTATTAAAAAATCCATCTATTCCTAATACGATGCATTTATATAGTATTGATGATAACGATGTAACAATAGATTTCGTTTCGGGTACATATGGTACTATTTCCATTAATGGAACTGCATCAAATGCAATTGAAATGTTTGATGGTGGATGGATTAATACTGTATTAAGACAAAATGGATCAGATTTAGAATTAATTGCAAATGGATCTAAATATGGTAAAATTTTAACAGCTGCATCTGCGTCTGATACTGGTATTTCTTTTAATAGTACCGGTTCGTTAGTGTTGGGTGGTACTAGTAGTGGAGCTAGCAGATTAGTAGGACAACTACAAGAATTGCGATTATGGACGGGATCTTTACAGGATGATCCATTTCACAATCACACAAAAGCCCCGGGGGCATATGATGGAAATATTTCGGCATATGATGAATTAGTATTCCGATTGCCATTAAATCAAAAAATTGATCATTCTGCTACTTCTAGTTTAATTGGTGTTGAACCTAATTCATCTGGTATTTCAGCTTCATTTGCTAGTTGGACAAATGATATTCCATATGATTCATTAGAAGAAACATATTATTATGATGGGATATCATTAGGCGTTGGAACATATGATGACAATAAAATTCGTTTAGAAAATAATGAATTGGTTGGCACATTAGATGTAAAAACTAGAGCTGAACGAAGTCAATATGATAAAGCTCCATTAGACAGTAAAAAATTAGGAGTGTATTTTTCTCCACAAACAATGATTGATGAAGATATTATTGCACAATTAGGAGAAACATATCTAGATGATTATATTGGTGATCCAGGAGATGCAGATCTAAATGCATATCCTAGTTTAATTCAATATTCTAGAAATTATTGGAAAAAATATTCTACTAATAATGATATGAATGCATATATCAAAATATTTTCATTGTTTGATATGTCGTTCTTTAATCAATTGAATCAACTATTACCAGCTCGGGCTGATAAATTAACTGGTTTATTAATACAACCAAACATATTAGAACGAAATAAAGACACGGCATTACCTACCGTTGTACGTGAATCATTTTCATATACCGGAGATGTAAATGCACAAGTAACAAATATTTCTTCGGAGTTCCCTATACAAAACGTAGCAATAATTAGTGCGTCAAATGCTGGCTTGACATATAATGGCGTTCCATATTCATATGACAGTGTTTATTTTTCTGGTTCTAGTTTCCATACTGAATCTTCACCATATTGGTTTAGCCAAGCAGTTTTACCATCAGTAATAACTTCGGTACCATCTAAAATTTATAGTTTAGTTGAAATTGTTAGTGGTGTATATGGAACTGGTACATATGGGACTTCTACATATGGATTAGGAGAAACATTGGTTGCATCTGAAATACAAGATTATTTACCTCAAGGTTTAGAAAATTTATTTTATAACGGATCGAAAGTAACTTCTCCTGGGTTTGATATTGATTCTCCAGACACAGTAGATGGTGGACCTGTTATTGAAATTATTGAAGCAAATCCCAATCAAATTGTTTTTCAATCATTAAGTAATAGTGATGGTAATTTTAGAATTACATAAAATTAATACTACTATATTTATATATAAAGATTTAAAAGGTATATAATATGGGATATTTAGACAATAGTTCTGTAACAGTTGATGCAATATTAACATTAAAAGGTAGAGAACTTCTTTCATCTGGCGATTCAGCATTTAATATTACGCAATTTGCATTAGGGGACGATGAAATTGATTATGGACTATGGAATCCAAATCATCCATTAGGAACTAATTATTACGGCGCTGCAATTGAAGCATTGCCAATTACCGAAGCAATTCCTGACGAAACACAGGCTCTTCGATATAAATTATTAACGTTGCCAAAACAAACAAATGCTATACCAGTTATAACAGTTGGCAATACATCTATTACTATTAATGGTAATGCTAGTTCTACAATATCTCCAAATACATCGTTACAAGGAAATGCACAGTATGGTTATACTGCTATTTTATCAGATTCAACTGTAGCAGATTTATCTGTTGTACAACCATTGGCTAATAGTAATATACAGCCAACTGTAATTGGATTAAATCAAGATGCACAAAGTGTTTCAGCGGTTGGATTTGTATTTGAAATTACTGGTAAAGTTAACACGTTAGGTAGTAAAACTGCTACGATTACTATTGTTGGTAATGAAACTGGTGGGAGTGTTACTATTAATTTAACGGTAAACAGATTTACCGCGACCCAGGCTGTACCGTCTGGAGTATCTTTATAATAAAATTATATTTGGATAAATGATGAACATGACAAATAAAATACAAAAATTAAAATCTAAATCTAGATTAGGGCAGTTAACTTCTGGTACTAGAGGGGGCTTAGCTAGTGGTGTTAGTGGAAATACTGGAATACAAGCTTCTGTACCGGGGGCGTCTAGAATACAGGCATCTGTACCAACCAACGATCAAGTAGTAGTTCAAAGTAACCAAACGTTTAGTACATTTAATTTAGCTGATGATGTCGTTAATAATGTTAAAGAAACAGTAACATCAGGTTTATGGAGTGATAATTTAGGATCGTTAACTACATATTTTACTGCATCAGATCAGTCTACATCTCAACGTAGATACTACGTAGACATATATCAAGATACACCATCAGCTGATGGAGCAGCAGTACAGTTTTCATTGGCATATGGAAATGCAGTTGGTAGTGGGTCTTCGAATCTAGGAACTCAACAAACTCCGGCTTCTAAAGCAATATATTCTCAATACAGAAATTTATTGTTAGAAAGTACCGATACTAGATTTACAACTACAGACTCTGGATCAACTGATTCTATATATGTTGTTAACATTAAAAGAAATCGCGTTAAAGAAAGATTAGATGAAGGAAACTTTGAATTGCCATTATTAACAATAAGTTCCCGAGCAACAAATGCAACCGGCTCAGTCTCTGTTTCTGGTACGCAAATTACTTTGATTGATGATTCATCTATTGCATCTGCTACGGTTGGTTCATCCGGCCGTGTTTATAATATAGTATCAGGATCGATTAACTCTGGTGTGTATACATCAGCAACACCGGTTTATTATGGTAAATTTTATCCAGATCATGGAGTAATGATTCTAGACGGAAATAAATTAGATCAAGTTTTAGCATATGATACTAATTTAACATCTGATTCTGAAGGAAATAATCATTTTGCAATGTTCCATTCAATTTCAGGATCAGCTTCTGGATTCCAAGCTAGAAATTCACAAAAAATAACTAGTACACATTATTTTGTAAGAATTAAAAACGGACAATATAACTTTTCAAATAACCCAACATACACAACAGGTTCGGATGGCGTTTTAGCACAAAGCACATTTATTGGTGATCCGAAAACATATATAACTACAATTGGATTATATAATAATCGACAAGAATTATTAGCTGTTGGAAAATTGAGCCAACCGTTATTAAAATCATTTTCTAGAGAGGCTCTTGTTAGAGTTAAATTAGATTATTAATATTTACCCATCGAATTAATCCCTGTTATATTTATAATAAAAGTATAACAGGGTTTTTACGATATGAAAGCTATTAATTTATTAGAAAATGTAGATCTAGTTACAACTAATGTATACACTAGAATCAATCAGTCTGACATTGCGTTAAACCCATTCGAAGCAAATAAAACCTGGACGTTTTATTCTGGTTCTGCTACTAGTAGTGCAATTCCATTACAAGCAATTTATACTTCAACGTTGCCGCCGATTGGAAGTAATGCTACATTTAATAATGCAACGAATATTAATGGGTCATATCAAGTTATCACATACTATTCAATAAATCATTTATTTTACGATAAAAAAGATAATCCATATAATTGTTTTGGGCAAACTGATATAAATCGAACTAGTAAATTCTTATATGATTCGGCTTCGGTTTTTTCTATTCCGCAAAACAAAGTTGGAGAAAGTGTAAAACGAGGATCATTTCAATTAGATACATATGTTGATACAACGATTCACGGAACTAGTATTCCAGTTTCCAAAAGCGTTGCTATTAGAAGTGATGTATATGGAAATTTATATGATAATTCATATGACAGCGGATCTATAGTAACCGGTGTTAAATATTATGAAGGATTCAATGAATATTTTGATACTACCAGAATAAATTATACATCTGCTGGAGTAACATATGTTCCAGGAATTCCTACCGTTACTGGTGCAACGCAATCGTTGGGATTAGCTGCTAAGTTTTCTGGAGCAGGTTATATTGAAACAGATATTATAGGAGAATATGATCGTGACAATGATTATTCAGTATCATTGTTTATATCAGCATCTAATACCGGTTCTGATAATATGTTGGTATTAGCAAAAGCTAATTCATCGGCAGTTACACAATATCCATTTAAATTAGAATTAAGTGGTAGTGATCAATTAATTGCGTCGGTTGCTGGGGCTAGCAATTACATAACACAGATTACAAGTTCGGCTACTGTTACGGATTGGACTCATGTAGTTTGCCAAAAAACAGGTAGTTTATTTGAATTGTATATTAATGGATCTATACATGCGTCCGCTTCTAGTAATTTATTAAATAATAATATAAATAATTCATTTACGCAAAGTGCATATATTAACAACACAGATTTATTGAAAATTGGGGGCTATGACTCTAATAGCTCAAATCTAACAGGTGTTATTGATGAAGTAAGGATATTTAACCAGGCAAATACTATTAGCAGTATAAGTGCGTTAAATGACCGAGAAGAAGCTACGTTAAAATGTCTGCAAACTAATTATGTTGGTAATATTTTTGAACCGCAAGGATTAGCTGTAATTTCTAGTCTAGATTATGCATATGAATATATTTTAAATTCGCCATATACTGCTAGTTACAAAAGCACAGTTAGAATATATGAATTAGATGTTTTAGCACGAGTCAATCGAGGAGTATTAAATATTTCATCTAATCCTACTACATTAAAAGATAATAATACCGAAATAAAAGCGTTTGCAACTGGATCTGATTTTAAACCGTATATAACAACGATTGGATTATATAACGACAGAAATGAATTAGTAGCAATCGGAAAATTAGCACAACCAATACAAAAACGAAATGATATTGACGTTAATTTTTTAATTAAAATTGATTTAGATAAAAATTTACCGGTAACGATATGATAAAATTAAAACAATTACTTCGCGAAATGTCTGAAGAAGATATTAATCGTTTATTAGATAAAATTAAACAAAAAGAGTTTTCTTTTTTTGATAAAGGAGCTAATGGTCGTATTTATAAAATTAATAATGAAGATTTTTTATTTAAGATAACAACCGAACAAGAAGAATATCGAGTAGCAGCTGTAATTGTTGGTAGACATGGTGAATTTTCGACATTTATCCCAGTGCATTATGTTAATGGAACAAATATGTATATTATGAGTTTAGCGAATCCGCTGTCTGGCTCATATCGAACAGCTATTGAAAACTTTATAAAAAAATATCATGAATTTGCTAGAAATACCAACGGAGAAGTTTCAGTTTTTGATTATTTAGATGCAGATGGTGCTCGGGATATTGATATAAAATTGGTTAATTTTTTACGAGCATTGCAGCAAGATATTATAAAAACAGGAATTACAGATTTAGAATTAGATCTAGATTTTCGTACGGATAATATAATGTTATGGAACGGTAATTTAGTAATGATTGATTGGTAGTTGATATTTATATAAAATTGGAATATAAATGAAGAATTGGAATAGTGTATTATTAGAGTCGATTATACGGGATAATTTGTTTGAGCAGGCAAGTGCCGAATCAGACCGTGTTATCATACGACCAATGTTAGGATTAGAAGGCGAACGTAAAGTAGCTCGCGCGAAAAAAGCAATGGGAATTACAGACCCAGTTGATGATGGATTTGTAGTAATAAACAGACAATCATCAACTGTAAGTAAACTAGATATTATTAATGCAATTCAAAAATCACGTGATTTTGGTATAGGTAGTCAATTTGATTCTAAGAAATGGGTATATTTAATTTCAAATAATCGAGCAATAGGAAAAAATTCTAGCAAAAGAGATGTTCTTATATTGCAAGCTAAAAATTATAATTTATGGAAAAAAATAACATTATTGAATAAACAACACCGAGAGTTAATGGATCAAATTCCACAAAGAGACCGTAGAGCTTTAGATATAGCGGATTATACTAACTTCTCGCTAACAAGTTCTGCTTTTCCTAGGAATATAGATACTTGGATATATTTTGATGAGGATATATTTAAGTCTAGAGAATTTATATCAAAACTAGAAAATGATATTAACACTATGAAACGCGTAGGCCCAGCAACTCAACAATATCAGAAAAAGATTGCGGATTTAGAAAAAGCAAATTTAAATTTACGCAACGAATTAGAGACGATAAAACTAAGCCCATCAATAGCAACCGACGATGAAAAGGAAGTAGCCGCTGGTGCATACCCAGGAGATTATCAACAATCGGATAATCGAGATACAAATATCGAGATAACCGACATATACAAAAGTTCAGATACGGAATTAATCAAGCAATTACAACGAGATATTATTAAAATGGTAGAAAATAATCCACAAATATACCCAACTAACCCAGAATATAAACGTGTATTTGATTTATTTATTAATCGATATAAAGATGATGGTAAATGGGGTACGAATATGAGTGATATGGTTGAGTTAATGAATCAAGGATTTGAGGCAGGTAGTTCTAGATCTAATATAACTAAACAAGTATATGAATTAATAATTAAATATCAAACGGATAAATTATAATGATATGTGAACAATATTTCAATTGGGATAATATAAAACTTACTAGTACTAGTAACAACAAACAAAACAAAAAGGTTACTGGTGTTACTGGCAAAGCAGTTACCGATGCTGAGTTTAAAACATTTAAAACTAATTTAGCACAGCGATTAGCATTTCCACTTACATCAGAAATATCTAGATTTTTAGATGCATGGCGTAGAGCAGAAAATACAAATGCAACGTATAATCCATTTTCAACAAAATGGCCAGGTAAAAATAAAACTACATGGTCCAAAGATGCTGGTATGACCCGTTTTAATTCAGCTGGTGTTAAGAATTTTTCAAATATCGATGCGGGAATAGAAGCAACCATTGACACATTGAATCAATCTTATTATACAGATTTAGTAAGCCAGTTAAAACAAGATGGTATAACAGCAGAGGAATTAGCAGTTAATCCAAATCTACGAAAATGGGGAACAACTTCATCAAATCCAAATTTAATTAAATCTTTGTTAAAGACTAGCAGTGATACAATTGATGATATAGACACTGAAACTCAAACTAGTTTATTAGATGATTTAGTTAGTAAAAATAAACAAGTATTACGAATATGGAGGATGTGGTATAATATATTAACAGTAGATCCACAAAGATATTTTTGGAAGTTTAAAGGCGTTGTAGATGATGAGCAAGGAGCTGTTGATTGGATATATGATCAATTTAATAATAAAACTAATCATGCACAATTATTAAACGAATATAAAATATGGTGTAATAAAAATATAGATAAATTACCAGAATGTGCTTATGTATTATCAAATATCAATAAGATACGAGGAATTGTAGGCCCAAACGGATTACCTGCAGTTATTTTAGCTGGCAAAGAAGGACGGATAACTGAATACTATAGAGGATTTTGGGCATATAACCCAAAAGAAAATAAATGGAAACGATATACTTCTACATTTCCATTTAAATGGAATTATTTCTAATTATTAAAAATAAGTTATGAAACAAAATCATTGGCATACCGCTGGCAGTAAACAACGCCAAGCGGCTTATAAATATGGATATAGATCTGGTTTAGAATTGAAAGTAGCTGATCAAATTAAAGAAGCAAATTATCCGTTAAATTATGAAACTGAAACATTAAATTATATAGTACCCGAACGAAAATCGAAAT